TGGCATCGGAGACGATTTCCCGCCACGCCGTCACCTACTTCGACCTGACGGGCGAGAACGCCGTCATGGGCTTCCCCAGGGCGCTCATGGGCTTCCTCACGCCTTACATGAAGGCGCGATTCGGGCAAGGGGTGGACAAGGTATGAAGGGCATCGGCGGCAACGTGACAGCCATCATCCAGACCAGCGCGACAACGACAACCGAAATCGGCGAACAGGTGCAGGCATGGATGGACGCGGCGACGCTGAACGGATGGCTCGACCTATCCGGCGGCGATTCCAAATATACCGTCTACAATGCCAAGGTGCAGGAAAGCACCCATGTCTTTGTGGCAGACTATCAGGCGCTTCCGGCGGACATCACGACGGAAAACAGCCGACTGATCTGCAACGGCAAGCGCTATGACGTGCTGCTGATTGACAACCCGATGGAAATGCAGAATGGGTCGCAACTCGAAATCTATCTGAAGTTCACGGGGGGACAATGACATGTCTGTGCGCTTTGAGGATTACAGCATCAGGGTCACGGATGCGCTTGACGGGGCGGCAGAGCGTTTCCTGCGGGAAGCCGCCTTCGAGGTGGAGGCACAAACCAAACGCACCACGCCGACAAAGAAAACGCAGCTCAAAGGTTCGTGGGCTTCTGACGTAAACACAGACGCGAAGGTCGCACAAATTGGTAGTCCTTTGGAAGAATCCTTCTGGAATGAGTTCGGAACGGGTTCGTATGCCATCCACGGCGACGGGCGCAAAGGCTGGTGGGTGTATATCGAGGGACAAAGCCGAGGGGCGAAAAATTCCAAGGTATATAACAGCCAGCAGGAGGCAGAGGAAGCCGCCGAATTCCTGCGGAAGGTGAAGGGCTTGCCTGCGGTTGTGTCCAACGGCGAACCGCCACAGCGAACGCTGGAAAACGCATTCGCCGCAAAGAAAAACGCCATTATCCGGATGGCAGAAAACATTTTGAAGGGGATGGGCTGACGTGTCGAAAGAAGTGCTAAAAATCATCGGGGACGCCATGAAAACGCTCGGCATCCCCTACGCCTTCGGCGTGTACAACAAAAAGCCCCTCCCGACCATGTATTTTGTCGGAGAGTATTCCGAAATTCAAGGGTTCACCGAGGACGGCTTGCAGGAAGCAACGGTCATGCTGACCGGGTATTCTCGCGGGTCGTGCATTGAGCTTTTCGATGCAAGAGAAGAAATCGAGCGGCATTTCAGCCGCTACGGGCTGACAACCATCACCCCCAGCGGTTCGGGGGTGGCTATCATGTACGCGAATACGCTTGTAATTCCGACGGGTGACGCAGAGTTCAAGCGCATCCAAGTGAATTTGCAAGTCAAAGAATGGAGAGTGGAATAATGGCTAAGGAAGGCAAGTCCGGCGTGAGCGCAAACACGCCGAAAAACATTCTGTTCGGCGCTGGTACGATTCACCGGGGGCTGAAGTACGAGGGCGCGGCGTGGAATTTCGCCGATTCGCTTGTCGGCGCTACGTCCGGCGGCTCGAAGGTGTCGATTAAGCCGGAAATCACGAAGGTCGAAGTGGACGGCGTGTATGTGAACACGAAGGAGCTTTCCATCAAGACCGGCGGCACGGCGACGATGGAAGTTAGCTTCATTGAGCTGACGGAGGACGTCTTGACGGCGGCGACGCTGGGCAAGAGTGCAGCAGCGACGACCGACACGCGCTTCAACCTCATCGAGGACAAGGCGGACATCGCCGTGGGCGATTACTGGGAGAACATCGCCTTTGTCGGCAAAACACTGGATGGGCGCAACATCATCGCGATTCTGGACAATGCGCTGTGCACGTCCGGCTTTGAGAACGACAACAAGAGCAAGGAAGGCACGGTCGGGACGTACACGTTCGAGTGCTATGCCGGTTTGGACGGCGACGGCGAGACGCTGCCGTGGCACATCTACTATCCGAACGACACCTACGCTGCGTAAGCGCAGACCGACGCCAACACCGCCGTGGTGACGGCGCAAATCAGCAGAATAATCAACCACAGGGAGAAAGGCACATCGCTTTTCTCCCCTTTTCTATCAAAAGGAGGAATCACGATGGAAAATGAAGCCTTAACCATGCGCCGCCTGTGCGCGGACGACCTCTTCACGATGATGCGCATCCTGTCCAAAATCGGCGTGAACGACCTGCGCAGCGCCATGCCGACCAAGACCGCTGTCCAGCGGGTGCGCGAGGGCAGCGAGAGCGCGGAGAGCCTCGGCGTGACCGTCGCGCTGATGCTTGCGGACAAGCTGCTGGCGCGCCTGCCGGACTGCAAGGCGGAAATCTACACCCTGCTGGCGGATTTGAGCGGCAAAACGCCCGCCGAAATCGCCGCGCTGGACATGGGTGTGTTCGCTGAGGCGGTATTCACCCTGATGGTAAGCGAGGATTTCCGCGATTTTTTTACGCGGCTGATGAAGCGCTTGGGGCAGACGAAGTAAAGCTGTTCGACATGCTTTACCGCCGCTATAGCGACCCGATGGCGCTGCTGACCGGGATGCTGCGGCGCGGGAGACTGGCGGACTTCATCCAGCAGTGTGTGCGGATGTACAACGAAGAGACGGAAGAGAAGCTGCTGTGGGAAGTGTGGCTGCACAAGTGCTTTGACAAGGGCTTCGGCGATTTTCTGAACGAATACCGTACCCTTGCGCCGGTGGATGCGCCGGACATCACGGCAGAGGACATCCGGCACAGCTGGAATCTGCTCGACGGCTTCACGCCGCCGGGAGAAGGGAGGGAAACGACATGAGCAGTATCTTTGAACTGTTCGGCTCTATCGTGCTGGATACAAATGGGGCAGAAAAAGCGCTTGCCAAGGTCAGCAAAGCCGGACAGAAGGTTGGCGGCGCACTGGGTAAGGGCTTCAAGCTGGCAGGACAAGCAGCGCTGCAAATGGGCAAGGTCATCGGCACGGGCGTTGCGGCAGGCACAGCTGCGATGGGCAAGCTCGTCAGCAGCGCCATGAGCGCCTACGCCAGCTATGAGCAGCTGGAAGGCGGCGTGCAGAAGCTCTTCGGCGACGATGCGCAGAACCTCGTGATGGAATACGCGCGCAACGCCTACCGCACGGCGGGTCTGTCCGCCAACGAGTACATGGACACGGTGACGAGCTTCTCCGCGAGCCTGATTTCGTCCTTGGGCAAAGATACCGTCGCCGCCGCCGCGTATGCCGACCTTGCCATCACCGACATGGCGGACAACGCGAATACCTTCGGTGCCAACATGGAGGATATTCAGAACGCGTATAAGGGGTTCAGCAAGCAGAACTACACGATGCTGGACAACTTGAAGCTCGGCTACGGCGGCACACAAAAGGAAATGGAGCGGCTGCTGGCGGATGCAGAGAAGCTCTCCGGCGTGAAGTACGACATCAGCAGCTTCGCGGACATTATCGAAGCCATCCACGTCATCCAGGAAAGCCAGAATATTGCCGGGACGACGGCGAAGGAAGCCTCGACGACCATCTCCGGCTCTATCGGCTCGGTCAAGGCGGCGTGGGCGAACCTGCTCTCCGGCTTAGCGGACGGCAATCAGGACATTGACCAGCTTGTCGGCAATCTGTCCGACAGCGTAATGACCGCGGTGGACAACATCGTCCCGCGCTTGCAGACGATGTCGCCGCACCTCGTGCAGGCGGTGCAGACGCTTGTCTCCACGCTTGGCCCGCAGCTGCCGGGCATCATCAACAGCATCCTGCCAGGCATGGTGGAGACGGCAACGACGCTCATTACCGGGCTGGCGGACGTGCTGCCGGACTTGCTGGGCAGCATCATCGACGTACTGCCCAACGTCGTCAAGCAAATCGGCGGCGCGCTCAAGAAGCTGTTCCCGTCGCTGCTGAAGACGTTCAAGAGCCTCATCGGCAAGATTGACTTCAAGGGGCTGGGAACGGCGATCGGCAGCGGTTTGCGGTCGATTGTGACGAATCTGCCGGACATTATGAGCAGCATCGGCAGCGCGATTAAGTGGGCGTGGGAGAAAAGCGCCTATCCGCTGATTCAGGGCATTTTCAAGGGCGTGTTCGGCGTTGACCTGCCGGACTGGCCGGACGTAGCGAAGACCCTCAAGGATTCGTGGAATACCTTCGTGTCAACTGCCGGAGTATTCCTGCGGCTCGTGTTCGGGACAAGCGACGAAAAGCCGACGGAGGAGGAGCTTTCCAAGGCAAAAGAGAACGTCCAGAAGTGGTGGAACGGGGTCGTGGAGGCGGTCGGCAACTTCTGCTGTATCGACTTCCATGGCATCGGGCGGAAAGCCAACCTCATGGCGAGAGATATTCAGACATGGTGGAACAGCGTTGCACGGCAAGTCAATTTGGTGCTTGGCTTCACGGTGGAAGAGCACGGTTCGGACACGCGCACGAGTTCCAGCGGCGCAACCATGGGCGGCGGCGGAAGGGAGTTCCAAGAGAAGACCGACTTCTGGGGCAATCCTGTCAGCAAAGAAACGCAAGACGCCGTGCTGAATGAAGCACTGAAAGGCGCACAAAAAAACATTCTGTACGGGAACACCACGCCTACATTCTTGCAGCCGAAAATCCCCAACACCTACATCGGCGCACCATCCGCCCACGCTGACGGCGCAGTCTTCTCCAAACCAACCCTCTTTGACACGCACAGCGGCTATCACCTCGTCGGCGAGGCCGGAGCCGAAGCCGTCGCGCCCATCGGCGTGCTGCAAGGGTACGTCAAAAGCGCGGTGGGTGAGGTCGTGGGCGCGAGCATGGAGCGCAAGCTCGACCAGATGCTTGCTGCCCTGCAAAGCGGCTTCAGCGGCATGAATCAGCAGCAGATTGTGCTGGATACGGGCGTGCTTGTCGGCGCAACGGCGGGCAAGATGGACAAGCGTCTGGGGCGGATGGCGCTGCGAAGGGGGCGGAACGCATGATTTACGGGGTAACGCTGGGCGGCAAGCACACCTACCGCGATTGGGGCTTGCTGCCGAAAACGCGCCCGACCATCGCACCGCCGAAGGTGCGCACAAACTATGTGGATGTGCCGGGGCTGGACGGCGCGCTTGACCTGTCCGAAGCGCTGACCGGGCGCGTGGGCTATCAGACACGGGATTTCTCGGCGGAGTTCATCGTCATTGACGCGCGGAACCGCTGGGACGCGCTCTATTCCGAAATACTGGACACCCTGCACGGGCAGCGGGTGCAAATCATCCTCGATGAAGACCCCGACTACTCCTACACTGGGCGCGTGACCGTGAACGCGCTGGAGAGCGACCGCAAGACCGCCACCATCAGCCTGAAAGCCGTCTGCGACCCGTACAAGCTGGAAATCACGGGTTCGCTGGATGATTGGCTGTGGGACACCTTCAACTTTGAGACGGGCATCATCCGCGACTACAAGGCGCTGCCGGTGGATGGCACGCTGACGCTGACGATTCCCGGCACAAGGCGGCCGTGCATCCCGACCATCACGGCAAGCACGGCGATGACCGCGGCATTCGGCGGCAAGGAGTACGCGCTGACGGCGGGCGACAACCGCATCAGCGGCATTTGCATCACCGAGGGCGACAACGTGCTGACCTTCGCCGGGAATGGCACGGTATCCATCGACTACCGAGGAGGGAGGCTGTAAATGTACACCATCTATGCGGACGACGCATTGCTGTATTCTCCGGGGGACGAGGAACTTTCCGTCCTGTCCCCCATGCTGGAAACGCAGTGCAACGCCGCCGGAACGCTCACGTTCGTGCTGCTGCCGGAGCACCCGATGTACAGCGCGCTGCACAAAATGCGGACGCGGATTGACGTCCGGCAGGATGACGAAATCATCTGGCGCGGGCGCGTGCTGGAAACGGAAACCGACTTCTACCGTCAGAAGACTGTCACTTGCGAAGGGGAACTAACGTACCTCGTAGACAGCGTTCTGCACCCGTACAAGCTGGCGGATTACGACGGCACGGCGGCGGGGCTGTTCCGCCTGTACCTGACGCGGCACAACGAGGCGGTCAGCGAGGCGCAGCAGTTTCAAATCGGCAATGTGGACATTGAGACGCTATCCAGCGTGGAAAACACGGGCTACGCCAACACCTGGGACGAAATCAGCGACAACCTCTTAGACATTCACGGCGGCTTCCTGCGCATCCGCCACGAAGATGGCGCACGCTATCTGGACTGGACGAAGGAGAGTGGCGACACCTGCGCACAGGTCATCCGCTTCGGCGAGAATCTGCTGGACTTGTCCGAGTACGTCTCCGCGTCGGAGGTTGTGACGTGCCTGATCCCCTACGCCGGGCAGAGCGACAGCAAAATCACCATCGCGAGCGTCAACGACGGCAAGGACTACATCGAGGACGCCGCCGGAATCGCCCTCTACGGGCGCATCTGGGGCGTGACGGAGTTCGACACGAAGGACGCGAGTACCCTGCTGGAAATGGCTAAGGAGAACCTGCACAAGCGCCTGAAAGAGACAATCACCATCACCATCAGCGCGGTAGACCTGCACCTGTTGGATGTGAATGCGGAATCGTTCCGCGTCGGCGACAAGGTGCGCGTCGTCTCCCCACCCCACGGGATTGACGCGGAATACACCTGCACGGCGATTTCGCTTGACCTCGTGAACCCTGACCAATCCGAGTACACGTTCGGCACGCCGGAAACGGGCATGGCAAGCACCACCGCCGCGACCAGCAAAGCGGTGGAGGTCGTAGACACGTCGGTGGAGTACCTGCGGCAGATTGTCAGCGACCAGAACACGCACCTGCTGCTGTTTGACGGCGTGATTGATGCCTACACGACGAAGGTGGACGACAACACGAAAGCCATCAACACCGTGCAGCTCACATTGAATAGCGTTACCGGGGAACTGACCTCGAAAGTCAGCAAAGACGACCTTGTCTCCACCATCAACCAGACGGCGGGCGCGGTCAAAATCAGCGCGCAGTGCATTGATTTGGAAGGGTATGTGACGGCAACGGAGCTTTCCGCCATGAAAGCGGATGTTACATGGCTGAAAGGTCTGACGGTGGACGTTGGCATACTGAACACCGGCACCTTGAGTGCAGGTATCGCTTCGGTGGACGCATTAACCGCCAACGTGCTCATCCTCGGTAAGAGCACCGTCGGATGGCAGAAGCAAACGGTCGTGACGGGCATCAGCGACGCCCTGCGCGTCTCCAAAACGTCGCAGACCATCACCTACGCCACGCCGGAGGGCGGTGAAAACACCATCAACGTGCTGACGAACGTGCAGGTCTTCGCGGGCGGGCATTACAGCACGAAGGAAATCAGCTATCTTGGCGCGAGCGCGTCGGAATAAGGAAGGGGAAGCCTATGGAAACCATCACCATCAGCAAAAAAACCGTGCAAGCCGTCATTGATGCGCTGTCCACGGTGGAAACGCGCGGCGCAGGCAACCTGAACGCGCTGCTGGCGTGCATTCAGGTGCTGCAAAAGGCGGTGAATCAGCCGCAGGAGGCGAAAGCATGAGCGAAAGCACGAAGGACTTCCAGACGCTGCTGGACACCATCGCGTCGGGCGTGTATGGCAAGGACATCAGAGGGGCGATTCATGACGCGCTGGAAGCTATGAACCAGCGCATCGGCGAGGTCAAACCGCAGACGGGTGGAAAGCAAAAGACGGTCTATTGCTGGGGCGACAGCCTGACCCAAGGCGTCGGCGGCAACGTCAACGGCTGGCATCTCATCAGCTATCCGCAAGTGCTTTCCGAACGGTGCAATGCTGTCAACCTCGGCATCTTGTCTGACAACGTGCCGACAATCATGGCGCGGATGGGTGCGGACGCAATCGTCCTTCCAGCGTGTACAATTCCGGGCAGTTCAAGTGAAAGCGTCGTTGTTGGAAACACAACAGACGGGATGACGCTCGAAAGCGGCAGAATCGGAAAATTGCTCAAATACGGCGACTGCGGAATCAACCCCTGCTATGTAAACGATGTGCCGTGTGTGCTTTTCCGTGATTATGCAAAGGACACGTCTGATGGGCTGAGTATCCGGCTCAGGCGGCTCGACAATGGTCTGCCGGTGGTCGTATCCGCAGGAACGAAGCTCATTACCTATGGTGCGAAACACTACAAAGGAAACGGGCTGCACATCTTCTGGATGGGCGCAAACGGCGGTTATGGTTCGGATGCGGAAGGCAAAAATCTTGATTTCAGCGACTACGTTGCGCAATTGCAGAAATGCGTCGATTA